TGTGTTTAGCCAGATAGTCTTGGACAAGTGAGGCAGTGCGGGACCATGCGGGAACTCGTGGGACAACGCCACGGCTGGCGTGGGTTTTCGATCTGGTCGGGTGCGGAACAGCGGCGGGCCGCCCTGCCACTTATCTTTGGACAAGGCGGCCCGTTACGCCACTTATATTGGGACGAGCCTAATTCACCAGATATGGCACAGGGGTGAGCGATGCGGGACGTGTTTCAGCAGGGAGTCCCAGCTTCTCAGCCATCACCCTATAACAATCCAAAGCAGGCAAATCGGTGCAGGCATGAGAAGCACCTGCGGTGTCTGCTTTTTTGTACATAACGTCAATAGCTTCCCGCAATTTTTCCTGGTCCTCTGTCGGCGTCACTTCGGTGCCCAAGACATCCCACATTTTACCCGGATCTTTCCCTGACAGTCCTTTCCCGTCCGGCACGAAAACAGCCTTAGAAAGCAAAGTCTCCCCTAGTATCGTTGAACTGCTTGGCCCGATGGCCATCCAAGAAATCGCCACGTCGCAGTCGTATTTTTGCTGCAAATCGTAGGCAGCCTTCATGGCTGTATGCACTCGCTCCAGAAATGTTGAGTCCTTCTTCTCAACGTAGAAGGCCACGTTCATTCTCTTCCTGCCTGGGAAGCTGAAATCATCCGTCTTGATTACAATATACGGCAATGCGTGCGGAGTCTCCGGAGCCGATCCTCCGCATGAGGCGAGCAGGAAAAGCATTGTGATGATGCAGAGGTGTTTTAAGAAAAGCATGATATCCTCATGTGCAGATATAGAGAAAACAGCTATACTTCGCGACCTACCCACAGAACTCGTCCGATCACTCGGACATTCAAAGATTCGTCCCTCAAATCTACTTTTATTAACGAATACAGAGGGTTGGCACTCCTTAGAACGTACGTCCCTGGCTCTTTGTCCACATACTTAACCAATACCTCGTCATCCATTCCGATGGCGTACGCGCCTCCTGCCACGATGTCGACCTGGGACTGATCTATCAAAACCATATCGCGGTCCTTGATGTCCGGTTCCATTGAATCCCCAGTGACATACATCAGGACCATTTTCGACGCCTGACCCTTGCTTCGCAGCCACTTGCTCTTGAAAGCATAGCGCTCTTCAATGTCATCCGACGTCTCCAGCGAGCCGGACCCTGCCGACAGACGCGCCTTAACTCTTGGGACCATGAGCAGATCTCGGGCGCCTTCTTGTGGCGCACGGTCACGCTCCTCCGATGGCCCCGAGTCGCTTCTACGCATCGCCCCCAGACCGAAGAATAGCCAGTCCGTTGAAACGTCATATTTTTTCGATACGTCGACCACCCAAGCCGGTGGAATTTTCCCTTTCTTTTTAGCGTTGTAGATCGATTGGCTGCTTATGCCAAGGCGATCCGCGAGAACCGCCTCAGTCGGCGAGCCTGTGGAAGCGAGCAAGCGCTGAAGGATTTCTTCCCAAGTTGCATCTTCCATAAGCGAACCTGCAACCAAAGATGCAAGTGCCGGGGCATTGCAAACCATTGGTGTAACTTAAAGTGTGGCTAAGGCTGGCGCAAGAAACCTGCAACCAAACTTTTGGTTGACTTTTTTAAACCAACGGTGTTTAAAGTCCTTGCGGGCGGTTGATTCCTGACTACAACAATTCACCTCACGGTACAGCCGCTCCGCCTAACGGTCAACGTCTGCCATTTCACGAAAACAGGACGTCGACCAAAGGAATCACGGACGGCGATCATGCGGCAATTCTCCCTCTTCGACAGCACGACCAACCGCCTCTCCTTGATTGACCGGGAGATAAAGGCGGCCATGGCCGCTGCCTGTAAGCGGTTTTGCGACAGCCATCGAGTGTCACGCGAGGAGGTTGTCGCCCGCATGAACGCCCGCGCAGTCGAGGCCGGAGTGCGCCTCACCGGCGGCAACGCCAAGGAGCTTTCCGACCACATCTTCGCCAAGTGGCTTTCCCCCTCCGCTCCCGACCACATGCCCGGCATCCGGGCGCTGAATGTCTTCATGGATGTGGTGGGCGACCTGTCGCCCTTGTCCGTCCAGGCTGCGGTGCATGACGGCGCGGTCGTCAGCGCCGAGCAGCTGCTGCTGTTGGAGCGAGTCGAGGTGGAGAACCAGATCAAGGCGTTGCAGCGCCGCAAAAAGCAGCTTGAGGAGGCAATTCGATGAACGTCCATGCGGCTGCCGGGCCTGGTCGACACAGGAAGCCCTACCGCATCCGGGAGTATCTGGACGCCAAGGGAATGAACATGGCCGACATCGCCAGGGAGCTTGGCGTCTCCATCCAGGCCGTGTCGGCCACGGTTCGCGGCAGCAGGAACCACCGCAGGGTCCTGGTCGCCTTGCGTGACCTCGGATGCCCTCTCGACGCGCTGAGTCTGCCCGAAGACATGAAGAACGACGAACTGACCCGCAAGGCAGGCTGACCGCCATGGCCGCAAGCAGCACCAACAATAGCACCTACAGCACAAGGGAATTGAGCGATCTCATAAGTGTGTCTCGGCAGGCGATCGACCAGCGAGCAAAGCGCGAAGGCTGGGCCTCGCGCCCGCGCCAGGGCCGGGGCGGCGGCAATGAGTGGCTGGTGTCCTCAATGCCGGAGGAGACGCGCCTAGCCATTGCGAAGCATGAGGCAGAGCGGGCCGCGCAGTCCGAGATCGTGACCGAGGTCTGCGACCGGATGGGGCGCAGGGGCGAGGCTGCGGTGGTGCCCGTGGCGGGGCTGCCGGAGCGGGCGCAGCGGCGCGGCGAGGCCCGCGCGATGGTGCTGACGCTGTTCGACGGCTGGCGCAAGACCTCCGGGCTGCCCACGGGGCGCGCCCGGGTCGAGTTCTGCAAGCTCTACAACGGCGGCCAGGACCGCGAGGCCCTTGCCGTGCCCGACTGGGTGCGGGAGCACGTGGCCACCGTCTCCAAGAATACCCTCATCAACTGGGCCAAGGCCCTGCGCAACAAGGGCGTCGCGGCCCTGGCCGGGCGCTACGGCCAGCACCGCCGGGGCACGGGCGTTATCGACAGCAATCCGGAGCTGCGGGATTTGGTTGTGGGCATGCTCTACAAGTATCCCGGGATCAGTGCTCAAAGCATGAAGGAGGCCATTGAAGCCCGGTTTGCGCGCCCCTGCCAGCCGTCTTTGCGCACCCTCTCCCGCTGGCTGACCAAGTACCGGGAAGCCAACGACAGTCTGCTCACGCGCTGCGCGAACCCGGACGGCTGGCGCAACACGCACCTGTCGGCCACGGGCAACGCCTCCGAGGAAGTCGTCCGCCTGAACCAGCGCTGGGAGTACGACTCCACGGTGGCGGATGTGATGCTGGCGGACGGGCGGCGGCATCACATCATCGGCATCCTCGACGTGTGGTCGCGGCGGGTGCGCTTCCTGGTCTCGCGCACGTCGAAGACGGCGGCCATCAAAGCCCTGACCAGGCGCTGCATCCTGGAGTGGGGTGTGCCGGAGGAAGCCAAGACGGACAACGGCGCGGACTATGTCTCCTACGAGATGCAGCGTTGCTTCCTGTGGCTGGGTGTCACCCAGAACCTCTGTACGCCGTTCAACCCCCAGGAGAAACCCCACATCGAACGGGTGTTCAAGACCTTTTTACACGGCGTTTTCGAGCTGCTTGAAGGCTACGTCGGCCATAGCGTCGTGGACCGTAAGGCCATCGAAAGCCGTAAATCCTTCGCCGATCGGCTGCGCAAGAAGGAATTCAAGGACACGCCTGTGGATATGCGTCTAACCGCCGAGGAGCTGCAAGAGTTCTGCGACTGGTGGACGAGCACGATGTACGAGCACAAGACGCACGGCTCCCTGGGCGTTTCGCCCTTCCAGCAGGCGGCCTCATGGCGCGGCGTGGTGGAGCGGCTCGAAGGCGACAACGCGGAGCGCGCCCTGGACGTCCTGCTGTCCCCGGCGGTCGGCAAGGACGGCTGGCGCACGGTGAGCAAGAAGGGCCTCAAGGTCGACCGGTTCCTGTACGACCACCCGGCCCTGCGCTTGGAGGACGAGGTGCCCGGCGGTCGGGTGCGCGTCCTGCTGGACGAGGCCGACGCGGGGTACGTCTACTGCTTCAACGAGAGCAACGAATTCGTGTGCCGGGCCATGTGCCCCGAGCTGTTGGGCATCTCGCGGCAGGAACTTGCGGAAGCCTGCAAGGCGGCCCAGGCGGAGTACCTGGGCGAGGCGACGCGGGATCTCCAGCGCACGGCCAAGCGGGCAAGGGTGGACACCATCCTGCAAGACATCGTGGCCCACGCCTCCCGCAAGGCCGCGAACATCAGCGCCCTGCCGCAGCCTGCCGAGAGCTACAGCAACCACGCCCTGCGCGAGTCCGGCAAGGCGTTCGCCGCAACCCAGGCCCCCCAGCCCCAGCCGCTCACCGAGGAGCAGGCCGCGCGCCGGGAAGAGCTCAAGCGCCGCTTCCAGGGCAAGGTCTCCACGCTGCCCACCGAGACTCCCGCAGCGCGTGAACAGCGCCTGCGCAAGGAGCGTTTCGCCGAGGCCGAGGAGCTGGAGGCGCAGCTCGAGGCGGGCCAGCCCATTCCCGACGAGAAGGCCGCGTGGCTGGCGAATTACCGGGCGCTGCCGGAATACCGGGTGCAGAAGGCGCACCAGCAGCATGTGCAACAGTTCATGGCCCAGACCAAGAAGGAACATCCCGCAGCCCAGATCGGCTAGCGCGGGAACAACCCACAAGGAGAGCGATCCATGACGAGCGGTAACATGACGGGCACCATCGCACCCCTGAGCAACGTCGCGTTGTTCTCGGAGCTGATGGACAGGGTGGTCAACAGGCCCCGGCACCTGCCCGGGCTGGGCACGTTCCACGGCTTTTCCGGCTACGGGAAGTCGTTCAGCGCCGCTTACGCCGCGAACATCTACCGGGCGCTGCATGTGGAGGTCGGGGCCAGTTGGACGCTGAAGAAGTTCTGCCAGTCCGTGCTGCGCGAGCTGGGCTTCGTGGACAAACGCCGCGACCCCAGGACCGCCCAGGCTGTGGACGTCATGGGCCGCACCATCCCGGACATGGTCGAGCAGATCATTGAGGCGCTGGCCATTGAGGAACGCCCGCTGATCATCGACGAATTCGACCACGTCACGAACTGGGGCGAGAAGAGCGTCAACGTGATCCGCGAGATCCTGGACAAGAGCCAGGGCGCGGTGGTGCTCATCGGCGAGGAGGGGCTGCCCGGCAAGCTCATGGCCTGGGAGCGCGTCCACAACCGGGTGCTGGACTGGGTTCCCGCCCAGCCCGCCAGTTGCGACGACACGCTGATCCTGGCCCAGCTCTACTGCGGCGGGATTGAGATCGCCCCCGACCTGGCCGCCCGGATTACCGACCTGGCCGAGGGCCGGGTGAGGCGGATCTGCGTGAACCTGGAGCGCGTGCGCGAGTTCGCCGCCGGGGCCGGTTTGGGCGTCGTCGACCTCGCGGCCTGGGGCGACCGGCAGCTCTGGAGCGGCAAGCCTCCGGCGAGGAGGGGCTGATGTCCCGCCAACCCATAGACCGGCAGGCGGCCCAGGGCGCGCCGCGCGGCCAAGCCTACATGTGGGCCGTGATGATGGCGCTGGCCGAGTTCACCATCAGCGACGTCGCGGACCGGACCAACGCCGGGCGCGACACCGTGCGGGACTACGTGGTGCGCCTGGAGCGCGGCGGCTACCTGGCCCGGACGGGCCTGCGCGGCGAGGGCCGCTACGAGGCCGTGGTGTACCGGGTGGACCGCAAGTGCCGCGAGTATCCCCGCCTGCGCAAGGACGGCACCGAATGCCCGCCCACCAAGCGCGAATCCATGTGGCGATCCATGCGCATGCTGGGCGAGTTCGGCTACCGCGACCTGACGGTGACGGCCAGCACGGCGGCGACCCCTGTCGCGGACATCGACGCGAAGGACTATCTCAAGCACCTGTACCGCGCGGGCTACCTGAAGGTCACCGCTCCGGCGCACGGCAACAGGCCCGCCCGGTATCGGCTGATCCGCAACACCGGCCCCAAGCCGCCCAAGGTGCAGCGCATCCGGCAGGTGTTCGATCCCAACCTGAACGAGGTGGTGTGGTCCCAGGGGGGTGAGCGATGAGCGCCCGGGCGACCACCCTGGACACCACCCTGGCGGCCTGGGACGGCCTGGCCCCCGATTGGGTCCGCGCCCTGGCCGAGGAGTGCGACCGCGTGGGCAGCCAGCGCATCGCCGCCGAGCGCGTGGGCTACAGCCCCGCCGCCATCAACCAGGTGCTCAAGAACAAGTATCGGGGCAGCCTGGACAGCGTGGCCGTCCGGGTCCGCGCCGTGCTCATGGGCGAGACGGTGTCCTGCCCGATCCTGGGCGTCCTGGACAAGGAGAAGTGCCTGGAGCACCAGGCCAAGCCCTTTTCTGCGGCCAGCAGCCAGCGGGTGCGCCTGTGGCAAGCCTGCCGGGCCTGCGCGCACAACATCAACGGCCAGGAGGTCACATGATAGCCGAGAAGTTGGAAAACATCGCCCTGCGCGCGCGGATGCTGCTGGGCCAGGTCTCCCCGGTGGCGTGGCAGGTGCTGCGCAACGTGCCCGCCGCCCTGGACGCTGCCGCCGTGGAGGCCAGCGCCCTGGAGGCCGGAGAGACGCGAAAGAAGGGCCTGTCCCTGAGCGAGGCCCTGCGCGCGGACATCACCGCGCTGCGCGGCCTGGGCGGGGTGGCCGAGGCGCACAGCTACGAAGCCGTCCGCCCCATCATCCGGGAGCTGGAATATCTGCTGCCCCTGGTCGAGGCCCTGGAGAGCGGCCTGCCCCTGGGGTTTCGGGACGGCGACGGCGATGCGGACCAGCCCGCCGCGTGACGCCGTGCTGGCCATGCTCGGCAACCGCGAACGGGGCAGGCTCCGGCGGGACGCCCGCAGCATCGGTGTGAGTGTCCAGGACAGGCTGGAGGCGGAGCAAGGGGAATCCCGCAGGCTCCCTTTCCTGGGGAGTAAATGCCTAAGTGATAAACGCCTATATCAGGCAAGGAGGAATACACGGAATGGCTAACAGGACAAAACCGAAGGCAACCATAATCGGCACCCTGGAGCAGGCGGAAGGGGCCTTGGCCGAAATCGCCGAGATCGACAGGAGCGTGGCCGCACACGAGGCGCAGCTCAACGAGACCGTCGACCAGGCCAAGGCCGAGGCCAAGGCGCGGTGTGAGCCGCTGCTTACGCGCCGCAAGACGCTGGCGGACGCCCTGGCCACCTTCGCCACCCTGCACCGGGAGGCGCTGTTCGCGCGCCGCAAGAGCCTCGCCCTGAGCTTCGGGACCATCGGCTTCCGCCGGGTCACCAAGCTCCTGACTCTGCCCAAGGTCACCCTGGGCCGCGTGCTTGAGCGCTTGCACGAATGCGGCTTCCTGGACGCAATCCGCACCAAGGAAAGCGTCGACAAGACCGCGATGCAGGACTGGCCGGACGAGCGCCTGGCCACGGTCGGCATGCGCAGACTGAGCGAGGACGAGTTCTACATCGAAGTCGACCAGCAGCGCCTGGGCGACGAAGCGGCGTAAGGCCGTGTGGTGGTATGCCAAGCTCTTCCTAACCCTGGTGCTCGGCAACCTCATCACCGCAGGGATCCTCTGGATTCTGATGCACCACCTGTAACCCCTGGAGAGAGAACCATGAACAAGAAGGAATTCATCAACGCGGTCCACAAGCACATGAGCAACGAGGGCGGCTACAATCGAGCCACCGCTGAACTCGCCGTGGAAGGCATGATCGGAACGATCACCAACGGCCTGGCCCGGGGCGAGGACGTCGTCATCACCGGGTTCGGCGCCTTCAAGACCGAGGGCCGCGAGGCGCGCACCGGACGCAACCCCAAGACCGGGGAACCCGTGCAGATCCCGGCCAAGACGGTGGTCAAGTTCAAGCCCGGCGCGGGCCTCAAGGAGAAGCTCAATGGCTGATCCCGGCCTGTTAGTGAAGGGCCTGTGCTCTACGGCCATGGCCAGGATCGACCACGCAAGGAAGCACCTGGCGCTGGCCGAGGCTGACATCCTGACCGTCTCCGACGGCCAGGGCCTGGACGCCAGGCTGAGCGCCATCCGGTCCGCATGCGAGCATGTGGACATCGCCACATCGGACCTGGAGGGAGCCAAGCTGGTGCTGGAAAGCTAGAGCGAAACCGCCCCCTGCGGGGCGGTCGCCGAGGGGTGGCGCCCTCGGCCTGATGAGCAGCCACAAGGAGCAACACCATGGCGACGTATGAGTTGGACATCACCTTTACGCACAGGAAGACCGTCAGCCTGTCACTGCCCGACGACATCCCGCCGGAGGATGTGCAGGAGTGGGCAGAGGATAGTCTGTGGGAGCTGTTCCGCATCGATCCCGGAGACGCAGTTCTGTGGGACAACGTGGACGATCTGGTGGAGGGAGCGATTGTCGCAGCGGAAATCCAGTGTCTGGACGAGGACGATGAGTATGAGCTGGAAGGCTGGGAACGCCTGTAGTCCACGAAACAGCGAGGAGGGCAACATGGAAATCAATTGGCATCTGGAACCGGAAGAGGTGGCCCTGGTTGAGGCCATAGCAGACAGGTGTATTTCCATCTGCCGCAAGTATGGCTCCCGTGATGTGTCCCGGGATGGAATCCTGATGGACCTGATCGCGACCCATAATCACTCCTGCAAACTGGACCTCGCCAAGCTGGCTGCGGCGCCGGAGTTCGACCTGATGCACGACGTTATGGGCATTCGCCGTCACTTGAACAGAGAGACGGCGCAGCTTGAGGGCCATTTCCTCCCCCGCTGTGCAGCCCCCGCTTAACTCCTGCGAAACCGCCCCCTTCGGGGCGGTCGCCGGGGCGTGGCGGCCTCGGCCTGATGAGCAGCCATACGGAGCAACCATGGGCACCCCCTACCAGGAAAGATCAAGGTCGACCTTTGGAATGACCATTATTCAGTCGGCACCGAGGTCACCGTGCGGGTCTACGACGGTGAAGTCGTGACCACCACGACCGACCGCCCAGCGCGGCTGCTGGACGGCAGGGCCGTCGTGGGCCTGGCCGGAGTGGCCAGCGGCCCGACCGGCGAAGTGGACCTGGCCAAGGTCAGCCCGGTGCGGATCAACTGCGGGCGGACGTCGTCCGTGGCCCTGGAGCTGGCGGAGCTGTCGCCGGAGCGCACCTGATGCCCGGCGCCACGGACAACCGCTTTGCCTACGGCTCGGACATCGGCCAACTGCCGGTGCTGGACCCGCTGTACAGACCGGCGGTGATGCTAGCCGTGGCTATGTACTTCGAGGGCCTAGTGGACGAATTCCGCGAGGCCCAGGAAGCGTGCGAGAGCGACACCACGGGCGAGGCGCATCACCGCGCCTTCGACGCGCTGGCCCTGCTGTGCGTCCTGCGGACCTTCCCTAGCCTCCTGAAGGAACGCGACGCCCTGCGCGCGGACCTGGAGGCTCGGGCCGAGGGGCGTTGCCGGGAGTGCTCCTGCTTTTGCGACGGCGGGTTCTTCCTCCCCGAGGAATGCAGCATGGAGAGGAAGTACGCCGAGGCGTGCCGCAAGCTGGAAGCGGCCCAGCGCGAGCTGCGGGATCTGCGGGAGCCGAAGCATGGATAAGCGCAAGCCCGTGTGTGCGCTGTTGCGTGTGGTTGGACGCAAAACACAGGCGAAAATTCGTGTCTATGCGGCTCAGGAGTTCCCCGGCCACCCTGACGCGGTCGCCGGACGCTACCGCCTTAAGCTCGGGCGGGCCTGGGTCCGCCAGCCCGGAAAATACACCTTCTTCGGCCTGGACGGCCTGGGGCGGGCGCTCGTGGATCTGCTCGGCTTCGGCTCGGTCAAGGCTCCCGGCCCCCGTCCGCACATCCCGGCCCGCACCCGTGTCCGTGTGCCCAACGGTGCGGTGTTGGCCGGGGTGGCGCTGACTGAGCCGACCTGGACGCTGGCACCGCCCCACCTGGGCTACGACGGGCACTGGTACGTCTGGTGCCACCTGTTCGACCGTGGCCATGTGGAGATCCCCGCCGAGGATGTGGAGGTGCTGCGATGAGACGGGGCAAGGACTACCGCAACGCGCTGATCCGCAAGATTCAGGTGGCCCGCCGGGAGATGCCCGGGCTGGACGACGACGTCACCTACCGGGCCGTCCTTGAGCGGGTCACCGGCAAGGACAGCCTGCGGGCCATGAACCTGACGCAACTCGACCAGGTCATCCACGAATTCCACGCCCTGGGCTGGGGCAAGCCCCCGCGTGCCAAGGCTTCCAGGGACACGCACGGCCTCCCCAAGAATTTCCCGCCCAAGCCGGATCCCAAGGCCACGGCGCTGCTGATGACCAAGATCGAAGCACTGCTGGCGGACAAGGACGGGTTCGTGCCGTGGTCCTACGCCAGCGCGATCCTCAAGAGGATGTACCGCGTGGAGCGCCTGGAGTGGGCGACCCCCACGCAGTTGCGTGGCGTCATCACCGCCCTGAGCAAGGGCGGCAAGCGTAAGGGCGGTCAGACGGCCCTGGGCGAGGACGGCAGGGTCTACAAGCGCGTGTGGCGCGGCAACCAGTGGAAGTGGGAACCCCAGGAGGACGCGAGGGCATGAGCCTCGACCCTCAGGACATGACGCACTGGCCCTCGGGCCTGCGCGACGTGGGCGAGATCATCGGCCCGCGCGCGGCGTTGGCGCTGGCCCGCATGGCCGGGGGCGTGAGCTACTATATCCCCAAGCAGCCGACCGAGGGGCATCCGTTTGTGGGCGTCATTGGGGCCGAGGCGTTCGCCGCCCTGTGCGGCGTCTACGGCGGCGACGAACTGACCGTGCCCAGGGGCGAGTGCGACGGGGCCAAGAAGCGCGAGATACTGCGCCTGCTGGCCGAGGGGTTGCCGCAGCGCCGCATCGCCCTGGCCACCGGCGCAACGCAGCGCTACGTCGAGATGCTGGCGGCGCAAGCCCGTCGTGACCAGCCCCAGCCCCGCCTGCCCGGTCTGTAGTGACAAGCCGCAGCCCCTTGTGGCAGAGAAGGGGAAATTTCGCATGGGCGGCCCAGGAATTCCTGGGCCGCCCTTCCTTTTGCCCCCGAACTCTTCGGGGTGCTCTCCGGCCCGCAACGTCGCTACATCCTTTGTGCAATACAGGAGGTTTGTACAATGGATGCGAAGCTGGTGCGTTTTCACGACGGCAAGGACGCCGGAATTATCGGTGTGCTCACTCTGACCGGCGAGGACGGCAGACCGCGCGGTGTGGCCCACACCCTGGAAAAGCCGTGGCGGGGCAACCGGCCCAACGAGAGCTGCATCCCGCCCGGTGTCTACACCTGCACGAGCAGGACTTCCCAAAAATTCGGCCAGACCTTCGAGGTCCGGGACGTACCCGGCAGGACTGACATCCTGTTCCACCGGGGCAACTTCGTGGAGGATACCCAGGGCTGCATCCTCGTGGGGGCCTGGGAGCCCGGCGCGAACATCGTAATCAACTCTAAGGTGCAGATGGCCAAGTTCCGGGAAGCCTTCGGTGGTGTGTCCGAATTCCGACTGACGATCATCGACCTGACCCCGGCAGGCATGGTCGGGTAGGTATGGCCAGGAAGTGCCCCCAATGCCGCGTTCTGCGTCCTCTCGAGGTGTTTCGCACGGCCAGAGGCTACATCTGCGGGACGTGCGCTTGGTGCCGAAAGCAGATTACGGACGCGGCGATCCAAGAACGGGCCGACCTGCTGAGGGCGGCGCACACAAGGAGGAAGACCGAGTGAGTCTCATTGGCAAAATCGGGAAGAATCTGTTGCGCCTGATTCCGGGCGTTGGGCAGGTCGTGACCGTGGTGGACACCGTGGCGGACATCGCCGGGGCCATTGGCGGAGAGACCGGGGCAAAAATCAAACAGGGTGTCGATCTGGTCACCGAGGGCCTGCGCGAAGCCGAAGCCCAAGCGCCCAGCATGACGCCCGAGCAGCGCTTGGCCCTGGAACAGGCTGGTCAGCGGCACGCGGAACGGATGCGTGAGCTGGACCTGGATGACATGCAGGGTGGGCGCGACCTGTCCAAGGCCGAGATCGCCAGCTCCGACGAGTACGTGCGCCGCACCAGGCCCAAGCTGCTGCGCTGGGTTGCGGGAGGCTATCTGGCCCTGTGCGGCCTGGCCCTGCCCCTGGTGGTGGCCGCCGCCGTGTGGGGCGACCTGGGCGACGCCGAGGCGGACCTGCTGGTGTATGTGGTCTGCTGGCTGATCGCCAGCGTGGGCACCATGCTGGCGGCCATGTACCGCAGCTACACCGGCAACCGCACCGCCGAGAAGATGGCCGACATCGGTCAGGCCCCCGAGGGGCTCCTGGACAAACTGGCTAAGCTCAGGGGCTCCGGGAGGTAAGCGTGGAACTGAATCTGGAAGTGGCCGAATTCGTACTGCGCATAGTGCAGGTACTGGTGGTCCCCCTGTTGGGCTGGCTCGGCAAGATCGTGTTGGACCTGCGACGGGAAGTCACGGAGCTGCGGGGCCGGGTCCGAACCAACGAAGACCTCCTCAAGGAACTGCCCGGCAACGGGGAGTGGCACAACCTCTCGTTGTCCATTGAGGGGTTGCGCGGTGACATCAAGCGGGTCGACGCTAAGATAGACGGTGTAGATCGGGTCATCGGCAAGATGGACCGTGTACTGGACCGCCAGGAGGACTACCTGCTGAATTGCGGGAGCAAGAAATGAGCTATGAGAAGTATCTCGTCGAACACCTGCGGATCACTATTCTGCGCCTGCTGCTGGAGCAGACGGATTACACCCTGAACGAGAGTCTGATCGCGGACATGTCCACGGAATACGGCTTCTCGCCGTCCAGGGACCGCGTCCGGAACGAACTGTACTGGCTCCGGGAACAGGGCTTGGTCGAGCTGCGGGAGCCGAGTGGTCTGGCGGTGGCCACGCTCACCGAGCGCGGGGCCGATGTCGCCGCCGGTCGTGCCCTCGCACCGGGCATCAAGCGCCCCTCGCCGGGGAGGTAGGCCATGGCCCGCAAAAAGCGTCCGGGCCGGGGGCGTCCATCGACCATCGACCAACTCCCCGAGGATCTGCGCGTCGAGTTGAACGCTGCCCTACGGGATCGGCGCCTTACACAGCGCGAGATCGTGGAGCATCTCAACGGGCTGCTCCAGGAGCGCGGGCTGGACACCGTCAGCCGCAGCGCGGTCAACCGCTATGCCGTGCAGATCGAAGAGAAGGGCGGCCTGCTGCGCGAGGCGCGGGAAGCCGCCAACGCCATCGTCGGGCGCATCGAAGAAACCGGGGGAGCGGACGTGGGCCGTGCCGTCACGGAATTGGTGAAGAGTCTGACCTTCGACATCGTTGTCAAGGCCAACTCCGAAGGCGAAGATCGCGTCAGCCTGGACACCCTGAAGCAGTTGGCCACGATCTCCGAGCGCATCGAGCGCGCCTCCAAGCTGGGCCTGGACCGTGAGCTGAAGATCATCGAACGCGTGGAGGCGGAAACCAAGCAGGCCGCCGCCGAGGCCGTGGAGAACGCGGGCCGGGAGAAGGGCCTGACCAAGGACACCGTGGAGGCCATCAAGGCGAAGATCCTGGGGGTGCGGGTTGAGCGACGCGACCGGTAAAGGCATCACCCAGGAGGAGTGGGCGGCCCAACTGGCCGACGCCATGGCCGAGGTTTCCAAGGGTAACGGCGTCACCCAGGCGGAATGGGCGACCCTGCGCGCCGCCTCCCGCCAGGCATTCCCCTTTGGGGTGGAAAGCCTGGATATGCTGGATGTGCTCTTGGAGTACCAGCAGAGCGTGCACAGCCTGCTGGATATCTCCCCGGTGGTCGGCATTGAAAAAAGCCGCCGCACCGGTATCACGTGGGGGGTCGGCTCGGTGGCGGTGCTGACCAGCGCCGCCGCACGTTCGGCGGGGGGCATGGACACCCTCTACATCGGCTACAACTTGGACATGGCCAGAGAGTTCATCGACGTCTGCGCCATGTGGGCTAAGGCGTTCAACCGCGCCGCGAGCACGGTGGAGGAGTTCGTCTTCTTCGGCAACAGCGAAGGCGACAAGGACATCAAGGCGTTCCGCATCTCTTTCGTCAGCGGCTACGAGATCGTGGCCTTGTCCTCGCGCCCGCGCTCTCTGCGCGGTCGCCAGGGCCTGGTCATCATCGACGAGGCCGCGTTCCATGACGATCTGCCCGAGCTGCTCAAGGCAGCCATGGCGCTGCTCATCTGGGGTGGGAAGGTGCTCGTCATTTCCACTCACGACGGCGAGGCCAACGCCTTCAACCAGTTTTGCCGCGACATTGAAAGCGGGAGACAGCCCGGCAAGCTGATGCGCCTGGACTTCGACCAGGCGCTACGCCAGGGGCTGTACCAGCGCATCTGCCTGGTCACGGGAAAGGAGTGGTCGCCCGAGGCCGAGGCGGCTTGGCGCGAGGAGATCATCGCCTTCTACGGCGAGAATGCGGCGGAAGAGCTGTTCGTGGTGCCCTCCAAGGGCGGCGGGGCCTACCTGCCGCGCGTGCTGGTGGAGTCCAGGGCTGAGGTGGGCATTCCCGTCCTCCGGCTGGAGATGGACGACGCCTTCACCTTCCGCCCCAAGTGGGAGCGTGAGCGCGTCATTGAGGACTGGTGCAATGAGCATTTGAATCCCTGTTTAAACGCCATGGATCCGACCTTTGAATCCGTCTTCGGCCAGGACTTCGCCCGCAACGTCGACCTGTCCTGCCTCTGGCCCGCACAGATCACGCGCCAGCTGGTGCGTCGCCCGCCGTTCGTCCTGGAGATGCGCAACATCCCCTTCGAGCAGCAGCGTCAGATTCTGTTCTTCGTGGTGGATCGCCTGCCGCGATTCCGGGCCGGGGCGCTGGACGCCACCGGCAACGGCGGCTACCTGGCCGAGGTCGCCGCCCAGCGGTACGGCCCGGGACGCATCGCCCAGGTTCATCTGTCGCAGACCTGGTACGCCGAGTACATGCCCAAGCTGAAGGCGGCCTTCGTCGACGGCACGACCACAACCCCCAGGGACAACGATGTGGTCAACGATCACAGTGCCGTGATGCTCGTGCGTGGCATCCCCATGGTACCGCGCGAGAGCAACAGCGGGGACCACAAGGCCAGGCGTCACGGCGACAGCGCCATCGCCCATGTCCTGTGCTGGAGCGCCAGTCTCATGGACGTCGCGCCCGTGGAGTTTCTCCTGGGGCAGGACGCGGATCACGCCGAGCTGTTCCGCCGCAGCAGGGGGAACGAATTTAACATGAACGCCGGGACCGGCATAGACTGGAGCACGTTCGATGCCTGACACCAAGCCCGACTTGGCGGAGTACTCCGCCGCAGGAAGCGACAACCTGTTCAGCGGCTACGCCGCCGAGATCCTGCCCAACGAGGACCGCGTCCTGACGTCCCTGGGGGGCGATCTTCAGGAGTATGCCAAGCTGCTGCGCGACGAGCAGGTGCAGTCCGGCATGCAGCAGCGCCGGGACGCGGTGATCGCCTGCGAGTTGGAGGTGGTGCCGGGCGGCAACGGCAAGCGGGACAAGATGGCGGCGGACGCTCTCAAGGAGATGCTGGCCGCCCTGGCTTTCGACCGCAAGACCAGGATGATGCTCATGGGCGTGTACTACGGCTACGCCGTGGCCGAGTGCATATGGGGCCGGGACGGCAAGTCCGTGGTTCTGGAGGAGATCAAGGTGCGCAAGCCGTGGCGGTTCGGCTTCGACCGCGACGGCGGGTTGAGGCTGCTCAAGGCTGGGCACCCCTCGGGCCTGGTCATGCCCGACCGCAAGTTCTGGACGTTCAGCGCGGGCGCCGATGATGACGATTCCCCATACGGGCGCGGTCTGGCGCACTTCCTGTGGTGGCCGGTGTTCCTCAAGCGCAACGGGGCGAAGTTCTGGGCGCAGTTCCTGGATCGCTTCGGCAGCCCGCACACCAAGGCCACCTATCCTGCCAACGCCACGGACGAGCAGAAGCGCACAGCCATGGAGGCCGCCAAGGCGTTGCGCTCCGGCGGAGTCACAGCCTTCCCGGACGGCTTCGACGTGGCCCTGGTGGAGGCCACGGGCAACGGCAAGGGCAACTACGAGGGGTTTTTGAAGTATTGGGATAGCGCCATCTCCAAGGTCATCCTGTCCCAGACGGCGACCACCGAGGCGGGTCCGTACGTAGGCACGGCCAACGTCCACGGGCAGGTGCGCCGCGAGGTCATCAAGAGCGATGCCGACCTGTGCTGCGAATCGTTCAACGGCGGGGTGGCGCGGTGGTTGACCGAGTGGAACTACCCGGGGGCCGTGCCGCCGCAGATCTGGCGCGTCAACCAGGATGTCGAGAAGGACAAGGCCGTCATCGAGCGCGACGAGAAGCTCTACTCCATCGGCCTGGAGCTGACCGACGACGCCGTGCGCGAACGCTACGGCGACGGCTACCGCCGCCGGGCCGTCCTCGCCGGAGAGGCCGGGGCATCCTTCGCCGAGGCGGGCGACGCCCACGCGGATCCCGACGACGCGGAGCTGCTGGCCGAGCAGTTGGACGTGGTCTCGGCCCCGTCCATGCAGGCCGTGGTCGACCGCGTCCGCCAGCTCGTCATGTCCCCGGACGTGGTCTCCCTGGATGAACTGGGGCAGTGCCTGGTGGAGCTGTACCCGGAGCTGGACATGAGCGACCTGGCCAGCCTGCTGGCGGACGCCATGGCTTTGTCCGAACTCCAGGGAATGGACGCGCTCAATGAGCGACGCTAAGGCCAAGGGCACCCCGTTTCGGGAGGCCATCGACTACTTCCGCGACAAGGTCCGCCTCCCGACCAGGCACTGGACGGACGTCTACGAGGAGGCCCATGCCCGGGCCTTCGTCGTGGCTGGGGCAGTCAAGGACGATCTGCTGGCCGACTTCCAGCGGTCCATCGCCCGGGCCAGTGAGGAGGGGCGGACCCTGGAGGACTTCCGCAAGGACTTCGACTCCATCGTGCAGCGCCACGGCTGGAGCTACAACGGCTCCAGGGGCTGGCGCTCCAAGACCATCTACCACACCAACATGCGCCAGGCGCACATGGCCGGACGCTGGCAGCAGGCGCAGCGGCTCAAGAAGACGCGGCCCTACCTGCGCTACGTGGCCCTCCAAGGCGGCGACCGCAGGCCCGAGCACCAGGCGCTGCACGGCACCGTCCGGCCCGTGGACGATCCGTTCTGGGACGTCTACATGCCGCAGAACGGCTGGGGCTGTAAGTGCAGCGTGCAGAGCCTGTCCGACGCGGACCTGAAGCGCTACGGCCTGAGCGTGTCTCCGCCGCCGCAGATCCAGTACGAAAAGCGCACCATCAACACCCCCGGCGGCCCCCGCGAGGTCACCGTTCCTCATGGCGTGGATCCCGGCTTCGCGTACAACCCGGGCAAGGCCGCCTGGGGAAGGCAGCTCTCCGAGAAGGCCATGGCCGACTACAAGGCGTCGGGCGCATGGAAGAAGTGGACGCGCCTGACCCCGGGCGACTACGCCTCGGCGGGGCGCGGCCTGGTGCCCATGGACAAGCCGCTGGCCAGGCTGGGCGAGAAGGCCAAGGGAGTGGCGGGCGTGCGCGCCGCCCTGGAGAAGGCCCTGGGCGGGAAGGAGAAGGTGTTCACCCTGGCCGACGACTCCGCGCTGCTGCTCAACGCCGAGGCCATGGCGGCCCACCTCCCCGTGGAGCGGTCGCCGTTCATCCCGCTGCTGCCCGAGGTGCTGACCTCGCCCCACGAGATCTGGGTTTCGTTCGAGCGTCACGAGGTCACGGGGCGCATCGCCCTGCGCAAGCGGCTGATCAAGGTGGTGGCGCTCGGCGAGGAAAACAAGCTGCTCTTGCTGGTGGCCAACGCGTCGCGCGGCCTGTTCGAGGGCTGGACGTTCATCCCCATCCGCAGGCTCCAGGAGGCGAACCGGCACAGGATCGGAATGCTGTTGTGGGGACGTGAGTAAGGTGGGTGGGGGTCATGCGCGATGTGGCCGCGCGACCACCAGGCGTGGGTTGTCGGAGCCACATCCCGACCCACGCCGTCGCTTGTTCATTCTATATACACCTTGCGTGGCCAGGTCAAATACCGCCGGACGGCGAGAAGGCGTCTGTGCGGTTTTTCTTGCGCGAGTGCGGCCCGATGGTCTAGGAATTGTTTAAACAAAAAATTAAACGCAATTCCGGGCGAATGAGCGGTATGCGGTCCAGGCTGTCCAGCCGCTTTGACAGGCACGGCGGTTTCGGGCGATAGCCCCCGCCGAGGAGGCGAGGATGAGCAGCAAGGCAAGTTTTCACGTACTCTACGACGGCCCGGCCCTGGCCGGGCATGAGATGGATATCCGGGAGCTGGCCCCGGCCCTGTTGGCTATCTCCGACATCCTGGAGGGAGCGAACGAGGTTTTCAACGACGACCGCGCATCCATCAGCGTCAGCGTCCGGGCCTCCTTCGAGCGCGGCTCCTTCGGCGTCGACCTCGTCACGGTCCAGAGCATCTGGGACAGCTTGAGCGGGATGCTGACCTCCGCGAACGTGGTGGCGGCCAAGGAGCTTGTGGAGTGGATCGGCCTGGGCGGCGGCGGCCTCATCGCGTTCATCAAGTGGGTCCGGGGCCGCCGGATCAAGAAGGTCGAGCCGCTCCCGGACGGCAAGGTCAAGATCATCATCGAAGATGACAGCCAGGTCATCCCCGAGACGCTGCTCAAACTGTACCAGGACATGAAGGTCCGCAAGGGGCTGGAGAGCGCCATCAGCAAGCCCCTGGAACGCGAAGGCGTGGACACCTTCGCCGCTCGGTCAGCCCCGGAGTCGGGGTCCGTTTTCGTGGGCAAGGAAGAGGCTCGCCACTTCCGTGTGCCGGTGCAGGAAGACGAGTTGCTCTCTGAAGAGGTGCGGACAACGAACTTGCAACTCAAAAGCATCAAGTTTAAAGAGGGAAATAAGTGGGAGTTCTATGACGGCGCATCCGAATATTCGGCCAGCATCGCAGACCAGGCCTTCCTGAAGCGGATCGACGAAAACCAGCTAGCGTTCGCCAAGAATGACATCCTGGAAGCCGAAGTGCTGGAACGTCAGTACCAGACCGACAAAGGCCTGCGGACGGAGCGCACCATTTTGAAGATCAAGGCTCACCGCCCTTCCGTCCGCCAGATTCGGCTCCCGTTCGCCGACCCGGAAGAATAGCCCAGCCTTTCCCCCAGCCATTTCGAGGCACCCCGAACACTTCGGGGTGCCTTTCTTTTTGCCTCCGGTGCATTGCTGCTGCGTAGACCGCAGAGAACCGAGCACCGACCAGCAAGGAGGCAACATGCGATGAGCAAGAAGAGACCCCTGGAGATCTTCCGGGCGGGCACCCACATCACCAGCGGCGGCGACCAGATCGCCTTCGCCGAAAGCGACCTGGCCGCCTCGGCCAGCGCCTACGATCCGGCGCTGCACGAGGCTCCGCTCGTGGTCGGGCATCCCCGGCACGACGCCCCGGCCTACGGCTGGGTGGAGGGCCTGGCCGCCGAGGGCGGCGCCCTGCTCGCCGCGCCCAGGCAGGTGGACGCCGCATTCGCCGAGATGGTGGGCGCGGGACGCTTCAAGAAGATCTCGGCGTCGTTCTACCGGCCCGACTCCCCCAGCAATCCCGTGCCCGGCGTCTACTACCTGCGCCACGTCGGCTTTCTGGGCGCCCAGCCCCCGGCGGTGAAGGGACTTGTCTCCGCCGAGTTCGCCGGGTCCGACGCGGACTGCGTGACCGTGGAGTTCGAGGAGGCCCTGCTGGGCACCCCCATCGCGCGGCTGTTCCGCTCGCTGCGGGAATGGATCGTGGAGAAGTTCGGACGCGAGGAGGCCGACAAGGCTCTGGACGGTTACAGGGTGGACTGGCTCCAGGAGGATGCCGCCCAGGCCGCCGCCGAGAGCGACACCGCGTTCGTCGAGGAAGACCATCAGCCCGGGGCTGCCCCGGCGAGACAGGAGAATCCCATGGACAGGCAGAAATCC